GGACGGAGCCATTCCGATCAAAATGCCGAATGGAAAGCTCGGAATTGAGTTCTCCTTCACCGAACCCCTTCCCATCTACCATCCAGTCACCGGGGATCCATTGCTCTTCACCGGCCGGGCGGATATGATCGCAGAGTTCGCAGGGGGAGTTTACATCTTCGACGAGAAGACCACCTCCTCTCTTGGCGCCAGGTTCGCCAATCAATGGGAGATGCGGTCGCAGTTTACCGCCTACTCCTGGGCGGCAGGGAAGGTCGGGATCAACGCCGCTGGGACCATCGTTCGGGGAATCTCCATCCTCAAGACCAAATACGACACCCTCCAAATCCCAACCTACCGTTCCAAGTATGAAATTGAAAGGTGGGAGGATCAGACCTGCCGCGACATCGACCGTATGATCCGGGCTTGGAAGGAAGGGTATTGGGATTTTAACCTTGACGGCGCCTGTGTGGACTACGGCAGTCAATGTTCATTCACGAAGGTGTGCAAATCTGCTTCCCCGGAAACCTGGTTGGAGACGGACTTCACGCAACGTGTCTGGGTACCGCAGGAGAGGAAAGAGATGACTGTGGAAGAGTATGAGAAGTATTGGGAAGGGGGTGGGGAAGCAGTTTGACAGGGTTTTCCCCTGGGATTATTATTTATTAATCCGGGTGGATAACCCATCCCCGGATACTTGGAAAAGGAAAGGGCCATGCGACAGATCTTCATCATAGACGGGAAGTTCTTCTCCGAAGGCCCTTTCCGCTTCACCTCCATCCCTTCCCGTCCAGCCCGGTCCGGATTATATTTCTGTTCCGTTTGCGGGGAAGTTTATGGCCGGGTGATCCTTATGGACAACGCAGGCAAACCCATGCCTTACATCGCATGGGCAGGTATTTGCTCCTCCTGCCCATCCCCGTCTTTCCTCCATTCCCTCCCCGGAAGCATCTGGCGAGGGTGGGACGAAGACTACACCAAATCCCTCCCGTTGGAACTTCTCCAGCGGGAGTTTAACCTACACTTAGACGATTGGGAGAAACACAATGACTGAGGAAAAACTCGCCCTCCACGATCTGGCCGTTCGGAACCTCCAGCGCCTGGCCGAGTACCTGGAATCCGGATTGAAGCCGGGGACTGAATTTGATATGGAGCACTTCTATGGGAGTGATTCCGGAGAATGGTACGGCAATTGCGGCTCTGTTGGATGCGCAGTCGGTCATGGGCCTTATGCCGGGATCCCGAAGTCAGGTGATGAGACTTGGGTAACTTATGCTTATCGAGTTTTCGGTATTCACCTTGACAGTGGTGAATGGACCTGGCTCTTCAGTGATCTGTGGGCTGATATTACAGAGTTCTCCGACCACCTCTCCACCGCTAAGCGCATCCATGCCTTCCTCGATGCTGGGAACAAGGTTCCGTGGGGGGATGAAGATGATGGGATTCAAGCCATGTTGGATGCCGTTTTCCACAAGTATGAACTTTAACTTAAACCTGGAGTAATGAAATGTCAGAAGTCACCTTCAACGCAGCTTCCCCTAATGAAGAAGACTACGTCTCAAGCTCAAGCCAACTCCACGGCGTCAACGTCCTCTTAATGGGACCAGCCGGAACGGGGAAGACCCATGCCCTGGGCACCTTGGTGGAGACGGGGTTGGAAGTGTTCTACCTCGGACTGGAACCGGGGTTGGAATCCCTCTTGGGCTATTTCCGCGATTCGGGCAGGGATATTCCCCCAAACCTTCACTGGCACCAGCTTGCCTCTCCCCAAGCGGCGTTCTCCGAACTGATCGATTCCGCCCGGAAGGTGAATACCCTATCCCTGGACATGCTGGCCAAGTTGCAGGATCCTTCCCGTTCCAAGCACGACCGATTCATCGAACTGCTTACCACGCTCAATGACTTCAAGTCCGATCGGGATGGGAAGTCCTATGGCCCCGTGAACGAATGGGACACCTCCCGAGTCCTGGCCATCGACGGCTTGACCGGGATGAACTCCGCCGCCATGTCCCTTGTCGTCGGGGGGAAGGCAGTCCGGAACCAATCCGACTGGGGTATTGCGCAAGGGCAGTTGGAGAAACTCCTCTACATGCTCACCGAAAACTGCCCTTGCCATTTCGTCCTCCTTGCCCATGTGGAAAGGGAAACGGATCAGGTCCTGGGCGGGATTAAGTTGATGGCCTCCACCTTGGGAAAGGCCCTGGCCCCCAAACTCCCATCCATGTTCTCCGACGTGATATTAACCTCCCGTGAAGGTACCAAATGGACCTGGGACACGGCCTCCGCCATGGCGGACTTGAAAACCAGAAACCTTCCCATTTCCCAAGGAATCAAACCCGACTTTTCCCAGATCATTTCCAAATGGAAGCTCCGCAACGCCCCTTCCGAGGATAAAGCGGGGAAGAAGGATTGATGATCATGGTGGACAGCCCAAAATCCACCTATATCATTGATATTGCCGGCATTGTAGAACGTTGCCGAACGTCCCGGCAGATTCGGTATCCCTTAACCGTTAACCTTTCATCTAACTCTGGAGCATACTATGTTCGCCATTGAAAACTTCCTCGACCAAACCGTTACCGGCCAGCTCGATACCAAAGTCGTTCCCATTCCTGTCGGTGAGTACCGCGCCGCGTTGAAAGAGATAAAGGCCCGGACTTGGAAATCCAAGGACGACCCGACCAATACGGGAGTTGCCCTGGACATTTTCTGGGTCATCGACGATCCCGAACTGGCCGAGACCCTGGGCCGGAAGGAACTGCTCGTGAAGCAAGGCATCATGTTGGACGTTGACGACAACGGCCGACTCTTGGTGGAAAAGGGCAAGAACATCGGCCTGGGCCGCTTGCGCGAAGCCCTGAACATGAACGACCCGAAGAAGCCGTTCAGCTTCAACCAGTTGCCGGGGAATGTCGCCAAGGTCCTCGTGACCCATCGCATCGTAGGGGAAGACATCTTCGCTGAAGTGAAGTCCGTCGCTCGGGCGGGTTAAACCTTTCCATTAACCTTAACCCTCATTGGGATTCCGGTTCCAGTGGGGGTTTCTTTTCAGGGGAATTGAAATGGGGAAGATTAACGGAAACTTAGCCGGGGTGGCGGTGGTCGGATTAACGGCATGGATCGGTGCATGGGCGCATCATGGCGCGGCGCACAATGGCGCATGGCGGGCGATTGTGAATGACCCGCTATCACCCTACATGGTGGCCTGTCCCATCCCGTTAAACGGCCCCATATTTTCCCCCGGAATTATCATTTATTAATCCAGGAGTATAACCCATGTATCTAAGCGACATTTCCGCAATCAAGATCCTCCCCGATCGCCAGCGACAGGAGTTCAATCCAAGTGCCCTCCAAGACCTGATCGACAGCATCCTATCCCTCGGCCTACTCCACCCCTTGGTCATTCGGGAAGGGGAGGATGGTGGGAAGATCCTAGTCGCAGGGGAGCGTCGGCTTCGGGCAATAACTCAGATCCATGAGTTAGGCCTCCCCTTCAAGTGCAATGGGGTTCTCGTTCCTGAAGGTCAAGTCCCCTTCACGACTCTCGGCCAGCTGAAGGAACTCGAAGCGGAAGAGGCGGAGTTGGATGAGAACTTCCGCCGGAAAGATCTAACCTGGCAGGAACTGGCTTCAGCCCAGGCTCGACTCCATCGCCTCCGAACGGCTCAGCAGGAAGAACGCATCGTCATTGCCAAGGACCTCGGCCTCCCCTACATCCCCAAGCCCCACACCATCGCCGACACCGCGTTGGAACTCACTGGTCGGTCAGATGGGGCGTATCAGGGAAAGGTCCGGGAGGCAGTCATCATTGCCAATCACCTTTCCGACCCCGATGTTCAAAAGGCCAAGACGCAGAAGGAAGCGGTGAAGGTCCTAAAACGGAAGGAAGAGTTGAAAAAGTCCGCCGCCCTGGCCGAGACCGTAGGCCGGACATTCTCCTCCTCCATCCACCAAGTCATCAATGGTGATTGCCTGGAGTTCATGGCCGCCCACAAGGATCTTGTCGATGTGATCTTAACCGATCCTCCCTACGGCATGGACGCGCATAAGTTCGGGGATGGAGCTGGGAAGTTGACCGGCATCACCCACAACTATGAAGATTCCAAGGAATCGTGGTTGGAACTCATGACCCAGTTCGCTCCATTGTCCTACTCCATCTCCAAAGAACAGGCCCATCTCTATTGCTTCTGCGACCCGGATAATTTCCACACCCTCCGCGACTTGTTCACCTCCGCCGGCTGGTACGTTTTCCGAACCCCCCTCATCAACCACAAGCTCAATTCCGGCCGAGTCCCTCTCCCTGAACACGGCCCGCGGCGCCAGTACGAAACCGTCCTCTACGCAATAAAGGGAAAGAAAAAGGTCAACGCGATCTACTCCGACGTGTTCTCCACCAACTCCGACGAGAACCTTTCACACGGAGCACAGAAACCCGTCGCCGTTTACGAGAACCTTCTCCAGCGAAGCGTCAAGCCCGGAGACGTAATCCTCGACCCCTTCGCCGGAACCGGTCCGATCTTCCCCGCCGCGCATGCTTTCAAGTGCAAGGCCATTGGAGTGGAGAGGAACCCGGAATACTATGGCCTATGCCTTGGGCGGTTGGAGACGATTCGGAAGGAGGAGAACTTGGAGTTCGATTTCGGCTTCGGGCAGGAAGAAGAACCCGCCACACTGGAACTTGGAGATGAAGATGAGTAATCGAGTTAAGGAACTAGACGAAGCCATGTCCGCGCGGGAAGGACTCTACGGCTACTTCGCAGACATTGCAGTCCTCTCCACCTCCCTCCGAGAGACCTGGCAGCACAGCGCAGACTTCCACAGAGACGTTTCCCGTGACACCGATACTGAGTGCCGTCTTGCAAGTGAAGCGGCAAACATGATCCTTCACAAGCTCTCCCGCATCGCCGTGGGAGGGCCGACTTATCGGGATAACTGGGTAGATATTGCAGGGTATGCTATGCGAGTGGCGATTGAACTTGACCGACTGGACAAGGAACGGGAGGGGAGAGTATGATCAGTGGAAGCGGCCCAATCCCAGCCAAGATCATGATCATCGGGGAAGCCCCAGGGGAATCCGACCTCCTCTCCAACACTCCCTTCTCCGGAGCCTCCCGCCATACCTTATTCGATTCCTTGCTCCAAGTCGGGATCCGGGCGAATGAGTGCTATTTCACCTATGCCTATAAGGATCTCCCGGCAGGTGGGCATGTTGGAGCGATGATTGCGGACACGAAGCGAGAGATTACTCCTCACCATAAGCTCTTATTCAACAAGATGGTCCTTCCACAATTAGGGGAAGCCTGTGAAGACCTATGGAGGGAAGTCGCCTCGGTCAAGCCGAACATCATCATCGCCTTGGGAAACCTCCCCCTATTCTTCCTAACTGGGGAATGGGGGATTACCTCTTGGCGCGGGAGCATCCTGCCTACTATTTCCCTTCCCGAGGGGATGGACTACCGGCCCAAGGTTCTCCCAACCTACTCCCCTTCCCAGATCTTCGGAAACATGTCGTGGAAGCCGATCTTCCAGCATGATCTGGCGAAAGCGGCGCGGCAGGCGTCGACTCCCGATCTTCCGGTCATCCGGGAAAACTTCCTAATCGCTCCAACCTACGAGCAGGCCCTGGACGTTCTATTCCAACTCCACACACAGTTGGAGGAGGGGAAGGAAGACCGGATGAAGCTAGCCGTGGATATTGAAACTCGAATGGGGCATATGACTTGCCTAGGTATCGCTTGGTCTCCGGAAGAAGCCATCTGCATCCCGTTCACGAAGTTGGGAGAGAGCAGTAGCTATTGGGAGGACGAAACCCAGGAGGCCACCATAGCCTATGCCTTGTATAAGGTCCTAACCCATCCCCGAGCAGGGATCGTCGGACAGAACTTCCAATACGATACCCAATACATCTACCGCTGGTTGCACTTCGTCCCGAACTTCCTAAGGGACACGATGATCGCCCAGCATTCCATGTACTCCTCCCTTCCAAAATCCCTGGATTTCCTCTCTTCCATGTACCGGGAGAACCACATTTACTGGAAACATGAGAATGAATCTTGGGAATATAACTGCCGCGATGCTGTGATTACCTTCGAGGTAGACACCGAGCAGCAAAAGTTCGTGGACAAGATGGGCCTGCGCGGTCCGCATGACTTCCAACAGTCCTTATTCCACCCCGTCCTGGACACCATGTTGAAGGGGATTCGGGTTGATTCCAGCTTAAAGGCCAACCTGGCCCTGGAACTTCAAGATTCCATGAGCGAAAGACAAGCCTACCTGAACGATGTTTGTGGAGAAGAGTTAAACATCCGTTCCTCTCAGCAAATGCAAAGATTCTTCTACCAGACCCTAGGTATCCGGGAGGTTAAGTCCCGGAAATCTGGCAATGCCACAACCGATGATGAAGCCCTTCGTAAGATCGGGGAACGGGAACCCCTTCTCCTCCCCATCGTCTCAGCCATTTCCGACCTTCGATCCCTGGGAGTGTTCTATTCCACCTTCATCTCCGCCTCCACCGATATAGATGACCGGATGCGGTGTACCTTCTCCATCCCAGGGACGGACACCTACCGATTTAGTTCTTCCAAAAATGCCTTCGGTTCGGGGTTGAACTTCCAGAACATCCCTTCAGGGGAGGAGAATGGTTCCCTGCCGAATGTTCGGAGGTTATTCATCCCCGATCCCGGCATGACCTTCTTCGATATCGATTTGAGTTCAGCCGACCTTCGAATCGTAACCTGGGAATCCGGGGAGGAGGAAATGAAGGCCATGTTCCGAGCAGGGCTGGATCCCTATACGGAAGTGGCGAAGGAATTCTATCATGACCCCTCCATCAATAAGAAAGATCCCCGCCGGCAGTTGTTCAAAAGCTTCTGTCACGGGACGAACTACCTCGGAACCGCAAAAGGTTTAGCTGAGCGCCTGGGCCTCTCCGTCCATGAGGCTGAGAAAACTCAGAAGTGGTATTTCGGGAAGTTTCCGAAGATCAAGAAATGGCAGGATGAAGTAAAATGGTCTGTCCGCTCCAAGCGCATGATCGAGAACGTTTGGGGTTATCGGTTCTATTTCTTCGACCGGATCACGGACAAGACCTTCAACGAGGCCGCCGCGTGGATTCCTCAGTCCACCGTTGGGATTCTCATCAACAAAGCCTACTCCAGGATCTACCATGAACTCAAGGAAGTCGAAATCCTCCTCCAAGTCCACGATAGCCTTGCCGGACAATACCCTTCCAGATTAGGCGACTGGGCCAAGTCCCGGATCATCGAATGCGCGGAGAATCCTCTCCCTTACCCCAACGACCCTATGATCATCCCAGTCGGGATTAAGACCAGTGATAAAAGCTGGGGAGATTGCAAATGACGGAAGAAGCTCCAATCGACGTTAGTAAGTTAACCTTCCCGACGGATTCCTTCGTGGACTCCTACATGCAGTTTGCGGTTAACTCCGAAGCCCCGGACCGGATTCACTTCTGGTGCGCCATTGCTGCCATCGCAGGGGCCTTGGGGCGAAGGACCTGGATCGATCTGGGAAATTTCGACTTCACCCCGAATGTCTATATCATTATCGTCGCTCCGCCTGGGGTTGTGGCGAAGTCCACCACGATCAACACGGCCATTTCTCTTTTGAAGGAAGTGGAAGGGACGTACTTCGGCCCAGACATGGTAACCCCCCAGGCTCTTCTCGACTGCTTCACCGATGCAATGGATTTCTTCGAGTTGGATGGGAAGATTCATCGTCATTCATCCTTGATCGTAGAAGCGTCGGAATTCGGGAACCTTTTTCGGAATAGGGAAGATGTCCTGTCCAATCTTCTCATCGCTCTCTGGGACGGGAAAAGGGGAATATTCCAAAAGCGAACAAAAAAGGATGGGAAACAGACACTGGAAAACCCTCTCCTTACCATGATCGGCGCGACAACTCCTTCCTGGGTCTCCCACAACATCACTGAACAGATGATCTCTGGAGGGTTCATTTCCCGTTGCTTATTCCCCTTCGCCGATCAGAAACAGCGTCTCATCGCCTACCCACAAGGCCGGACAGGGAATACTGCCCTTGTCCGGGGAGCCTTCCGAGCCTCCCTCGTCCGGCAGTTAAAGGAAATCCGTTCCCTCCACGGCCCCTTCCACCTCTCCCCGGAAGCCATGGATTTTGGGGAAGCTTGGTATGCGCAGCACTTCTCCTCTCTCCCTATGTCCTACGACCCTGCCCGATTCTCCGGTTACCGGGAGAGGAAACAAGGCCATATGCATAAGGTCGCCATGTGCCTAGCCGCGTCGGACCATTCCTTTCCAGTGATTCATAAGCGGCATTTGGAACTCGCTCTCACCATGCTGGACGACCTGGAAAAAGACTTCGAACACGTTTTCTCCTCCGTCGGAAAGTCCACCACCTCCATGCATGTTGATAAGTTAATCTCCTACGTCCATATGAGAGGTCACGTTCTCCTTGCCGAGGCTCACGGTGCAGTTCATCACCTTTTCCCTTCCTCCAACACCTTCGCCGATATCCTTGCCGGGTGTATTGAAGCGGGATACCTGGAGAAACAAGGGACAGGAAGGGACGTGTGGCTCATTGCGGGGAAGAAGAAACCTCGGTCCTTAGTTGAGAATGAGCTCTCCATTACGAAGAGTCTTATGGACCTGAATCTTCCAGTTATGGGCATGGATTTAGGGCGGATGGAATAGGCCGGGAATGCGCCGCATGGCGATAGGTGGTGACGTGTGGCGGGCGATTATCGGCGGGGGGTGGGGTAGTGGCGGGTGGTGGTATTGGGGGGCGCATATGGCGTTAGAATTGTCCCCTGGAATTAATAATTAATAATCCCAGGGGAAATCCTATCTCCCCATCACTTCCGAATAATAGCCAGGATCCGTTCCACAGCCGCCCGGACCAAGGGTTCCAGTTTCTCCCAACTTACCCCATCTGTCTTAGCCTGCTCGAACGCCGCTTTCACCGCTTCCAGAACCAGGGCCAGCTTCTCAGGACCAGTTCCTTCCGCCCCGCCGATGTTATCCAGTGCCCGTACCAAGTCCACGATGATTGGTAGAAGCTGGACGAAAATTTTCAATAAAGCTAAATAGTTCACAATTCATTCCTCTTAGATGTTGCGGTGATCTTGGTCTTCGCGGTTGCCCGTCCGTAGATTGCGACTAGCGCCGCGACGGCCGTGATTATCGCATCAAGCTGACTGGCAATGTCACCGGCCTCAAGCTTGTCGATGTCCATCCCAGCCCCGCTTGCCGCGATCACGACAAGAGCAGCCAGGACTGTTTTACTAAGGTACCAGGGTTTGCTTGGCATCTCAGAACCTCATCCGAAAGCCGACAACGAATTCATGCTTGGTGTCGGTGCCATAGTACTCGATGCTCGCGACCTCCGCCTTCCAGTGCCCAAGGAACACGTCGTGTCCCACAGACAGCCCGTCCGGCAAGGCTGTGAAGCTCTTGCGCAACGTTCCAACTGCGCTGAACTCGCTCGCCTCGTCCATGTTCAGTTCAACCCGTGACTTAATGTCCATTATCCCTCCCATTGCCATACCTGACCAGTTTGTGGATTTTTTCAGAATTCACGCAGCTATCCTCACAAATAGCCTTCCACCGATCCAAGGCCAGATTCGTTTTCACCAGCTTATCCACCTCCTCCTCACACCGTTCATGCGCTGCGCGAAGCCGCTTCAATTCCAAATCCGTTGCCCGGTTGAACTCCCTCTGCCTGCGTGAGAAGTCATCTTCCCTTTTCCAGGATCGCCAGATAATTACTGAGATGGTGATCGCAAATAAAACTCCAATCGGCGATAGACCTATCTCCGAAAGAACCTTAACCATTGCGGGGATAAGCCCAATTTCCATCACTTCCACCTTCCAGTCCTAAGCTGTTCCATCACTTCTGTCGCCCGTTTGGGGGTTTGCTTCGCCCAGAGGCTATCCAATCCCTCCCTTGCCGCAGTCTCCCAATCCTTCCTCCCAATCGCCGCCCACATCTTTCTGAACTTCATCACCCCTTCCAGTCCCATCTGGTAAGTCATGTTCATGATCGCTGCCCGGCGGACGGGTTCGTCCTTTAGGATATCCCCAAGGATCCGGTCCACGTTCTTAACATCGTTCTCCAGCATGAATTCCGCTTCGGGAACGCTAATCCCTCCACCCTTTCTCTTATCAATCATCCTCCCATATCCGATGGACCAGAAACCTAGGTGGTCTTGATAGGCGTAGAGCTTTAGCCCTTCCTGCTGACGGAGTTGCGCGAGAAGTTTTTCCATATCCCTCACCACCGACGCTTGATGTTTAGAATGAAGTCGGAAGTTGCAGCCGCGTTACCATTGTCCAGGAAACTGGTATAGTCATTCCCATAATCCAAAGGAATGGAATTCCTCGTCGCGGAAGAACTATAATACGCCACACCCATCTCCTGCCCGGTGGAGAAATAAAACCGCATCGAGGCAGGCTTAAACACCTGCCCAGAACCATTTCCCCTGGAGAACAGCTCAAATTGAAGGTGTTCCGGTGTTAGCCCCAAGTTGTGAGTCTTCGATCCGAAGGTATTCGTTCCCTGAGTATAGATCCCAGAGTTAAACCTTCCCAGGTATCCATAAGGAACAATGGAAGTTACGGAACTGGCTCCC